TAGTTAGGAATATAGGGTTATATTCAGTAGATACTCCTTGAACACACGCTACACCAACTTGCAATAGAGGGGCTACAGATTCAGCTACACAACCATCAGTTGTAGTAGAAGCATCGCATCCTTCTCCAATTTCAGCAGGAGTCGCATCATGTAAACAAGATACTGTTCCACGAGTTTGAATAAAACCAAAGTATTCAGCAGTTATAGCTGTAACAGCTACACCTACAGGTACTCCAGTTTCAGAAGCGGCGTGGATAATTACATCTTTGTACTGATTAGGTACTAACGTAGCTTGTGAGCTAGTAGTCAAAGCAGTTACAACTGGTTCGTCAGCGTCTAAAGTAAGAACTAAATCAGCAGCAGCGTCTGCGGCAGGATGACTCTTAATTGAATAAGTGTATCCTTGACCATCTTCGTCATTGATAACTACAACACCTTCTGCAAATTCATTTACAGTAGCGGCAGTTGAACCTAGAGTTACTGTAATTGCAGTAGCTCCTGAAGTTCCTAACACGACTGCAATGTTTGCATTGTCAGTGTTATTAGCTGGACCGTCTTGTAGTTTTCCAGGAACTAATGCAGTTGCACCAGCCTGTACATATCTGAAAGCTCGTCCGTCAGGAGTAACAACTTTTGCTCCAAGAGACATCTCTTGAGTAGCAGTATTAGTCCTAATTCCTCCTGGGGCTATCCCAGAATCTGTGGTAAATTTTGCCATCTTTTTAAATTATTTATTAATAATGTGGACTCGCACTTTCTGCTTACGAGTCCAATCTATCTTATAGCAGAGATAATTACATTAATGTTTCCAAGTATGTAACCCAGGTATTAGCTGCGGTACAAACACTTGTAATACTCATGTGTTTACCAGTTGTAACTGCGGCTGTTCCACCAACTAAGGTGTGATCAGCTGCTGCAGTAATTGTTACTGTCTGGTTTCCATCATTGTAATACAACCATTTGACAGTTGAACCAACTGCTACTCCAGTGATACCTGCTGACATTGCTGTTCCTGTTGGAACAGTAGCTGTACCAGCACCAGAAGCTGATGTGTGAATAATTACTCCACCTCTGATTTGTGCAATCGTTGGTGCAGCATTTTGTGCATCTACATCAGTAATGGTTTGGTTAAGAACTGGATTAGGAGTAATTGTACTCCCAGAAGCAGTAAGCGTAGAACCTAAAACTACTGCTTTATCTGTGTTCAATCCCTTGTATTTTACTACCGGGACAAACTCTTCTAATAATTGTGTCATATTTATTTGTATTTATCCCTCTCCCGTCTAGCGAGGTAAAAGGCTAAATATGTTAATTGATTAAACTCTATACTCCGGTTATATCTTCTAATGCACCCATTCTTTTAGGATTCCAACAAAGGAAATTTCCTCCAAGAGTGATTTGAGTAACATAAGCTTTTTGGTTGACAGGTTTCTTCCATCCGTCCCAAGTGAATCCCATACCTACTGGTTGACCGTAGTCATTACCTTCAGTAACAGTTTTATACTTGAAAGCATCTTCTCCGTAAACTGGAAGAGCAAAGAAATCTAGGTAGTCTTCATTTATGAAATAAAGAGTCCCTGAAGTTGATTTCTCATCAGGAGTAATATCAAAGCCTTTATAAGAAAGACCAGTGAATCCTGTTCCACCTTTCAATCCACCTTTGTACATATCTACCTTCTTGTTAATCCTCTCTTGAGGTTGTAGAAGTTGCTCATAAAGATTAAAGATAGTTTCACTACAAACACCAATACTAGGTTTTTGAGAACCTGAAGTAATAGCACTGTGAAGAGTAGCCATCTTAGCTAGAGACAAAGTGCCACCTGAGGCAGTAACAGTTGAGTTAAGCGTAGTATAGGTTGCTCTTGTTTGTCCACCATAAGTAGCAGCATCAGTACCATCATCAATGATGTTAGCTAAACCATTAAAGGTATTAGTTGTACCAAGACCAGCATACATAGCGTCTCCCAAGTCATCTCCCATATCTTGAGCGGCAGTTTCCATTTCAGCAGCCATCAAGTCGATGATCTTAGTTTCTGAAACAGCATTAATTGACAGTTCGGTTACTGGAACTGAAACAGTTTTGTAATTGAATTTTGGATCAAATGCTAACTGAATTCTATTATCAGTTGCAGTTGTGTCCAAAAGGTCATAACCATCGAAGAAACCACCAGTAGTATTTTTAGATACTTTGATAGATTTTTTCATTTGAGTTCCTGACCATTTTTTTACTCCACCCATAAGACGTGTCCATAAGACATTGCCGTTCAAAATGGTATCCAATACTTTTGGAAGCATTTTATCTTGGGTAGTAGTACTTATTCGATTTGACATTATTGTTTATTATTAGTTATTAAGTCCATCCCAGCCTTTACCTCTCATATCTTCTGGGGTAAACCATTTCTTATCTCCCGGTTCTGCTTTGGATTTTCCGTCATCATCGACAATCTCCTTTCGAGCTTTGACTTTCTTAGGGTCTTTAGATTTTCTGAGCTTTAGAAGTTCTAGCTTTTCTCTAAAATTGAACTCCCCGCTTTGGGTATATGTAGGTTTTTCCTCCATAATCTTCTTGAGTTCGTTTCTATCGAATTTCTCCCCTTCATCTTCTAACTCCTTTAATTGCTCATCAATCCTATCCTCCCACTTTTTGATAGAGTCCTTTTTAGTTTCCTCCTCTTGTTTAAATTCTTCTCTAATCTCTCGCTTTATTTCTTCACGAGATGTTTTGTCTTGCTCTTGGTACTTAGTCCATGCGACATCATTTTCTCCATATAGCTCTGTGAACCAATTAGGAATATTTCCAGTCTTGGGTTGCGAATCCTTAATTTCGCTGAATTTAGACTCTGTATCCTCCTTAAACTTTTTAAGATCTTCCTTGTATTTGTTCTTTTCATCTACAAGCTCCTTAAATCGAGGGTTTTCGTGAAAAGGAACTTCCTTCTCTTCCTCTTCTTTTTTTTCGGGTTGCGATTCCGCAGGAGTTTCTATCTCCTCTTCCTTTCCGACTTCTTTCTCTATATCTTCGAGCTTAGTTCCGTCTGAAGGAAGTTCCGCTAATTCCTCTTTAATCTCATCCATGTGTGTAGGTGGAACGAAATCCTGACTTAGTTTAGCGTTCCAATATTATGTGAGTGGTGAGTTCACTTTGTTAGCACCTATTTCTTCTTCTCTTCTTTTTGTTCTGGTTGGACTTCCTGCATACCTACTGCTGCTTCCTCGGCTACAACCATCTCGGTTGCTGCGTCTTCTACCTCTACGGCTCTATTAGCTTGCATAGCGGCACTGGCTGCCTCTGGGTATAAAAGTTGAGGAGCTGTATTCTGCATAAAGTTTCGTTCAGCACTAGCCATTGGGTCTGAAAAGTCTAGCTTGTCGAATAGTGTAATATCATCTATTTTACCCATCTTGGCTAATCCCATTGCTAGAGTAGCTTCTGATGCGTCGTCTTTCGGTAATAACGAACCTTCTTTGACACTTACAATGACCTTGTTATTCAAGTCTGCGTTTGATAATGAGACAAATTCCATTGCCTTATCCTTACCTACTATAGAAGCCATATGATCCTCATCGTAATAAACATACATCATCTGCAACCACCAGTTATAGATTTGGTCTACAAACTGCTCTAAATGTTCTGATACCCCTCCACCTATACGGCTTGAGTCTTGTTGTTTGATTAGTTGCTTCCCTCCGAGTGTCTGTTCGTTAATCGTTCCTTGAGGACTTGACCCTCTAGTACCAAATATGTTTCTAAGCTCTTCTCTGGTGTCTACAAGGTGATTAAACACGTCACCAGGTAATCCAGTAGCCTTAACCTCTGCAACAGCGTTGTTGGGGTTGCCTTGAGCTATCCATAGCGACCCACCACTTCTTGCGGCTTCCATTGCTTCTGTTGCTTGCTCCTTGGTTAGTCCTGACAACTCTCCTGAAACTATCCATCCACCATTCATACCATCAACATTCTTGTCTATTTGCCCTTGTCTCTTGTTTATGATGTCTTGGTTGGCTAAGTTCTGCCCGATTAGTGAGGTGTCATCAAATGGATGCTTCCCTACATTGAAGATTGAGAGAAATACAAATGGCATCTTAGGATAATTAAAGTGGTTCTTGCCTGGTATCATTCCTGTCTCTGTAGTCTCTCCAAACTCGTCTGTTACTGATTCTGCCTCTGGGTAGTTCCAATGGGGGTTCTTAATTTTGCCTAGAACTTCGCTACCTAGAGTCCAAAAGGTGTATTCTTCTGTAACCCACTTAATATAGGTGATCTTTGAACCCATCTTGCCCGTTACTCCTTTTGTGATAATCTTCTCTTTCTTCGGGAATCTCTTAACAAGTCTTGAGGCTGTGTCGCTTTGATATTTACCAACATATTCTCCGTCATACTGCATATCGTCTGTAATTGTTCCGTCAGGGTCTAGGATAAGCTGTTGAGGTCTTATTACTTTGGTTGAGATGTCGTTTTCATTAACAGACCATCCAATTTCTAC